AATAGTGGTGCTGCCACGGCTGGTGATTATGGTGCTGCCACGGCTGGTAATAGTGGTGCTGCCACGGCTGGTGATTATGGTGCTGCCACGGCTGGTGATAGTGGTGCTGCCACGGCTGGTGATTATGGTGCTGCCACGGCAAGAGGAAAGGCTTCAACCGGATCAAATGGTTTGTCAGTGGCAAGAGGTAACAATGTTCAGGTAAAAGGCGGAATAGGTGCAATTTTGGTCATAGCTGAGGAAAGGGATGATACGTATGATATTGTTGATTGGAAGGCTGTAGTAGTTGATGGTGATGTTGTCAAGGCTGATACATGGTATAGACTGAAAAACGGTGAGTTAGTGGAAGTTGATTAATAGCTTGCTGATATTACAATAAGAATTTAATTGATAATAATTACCATTTACCTGACATCAGGAAAATGGTTCAAAACGATATAGAAATGAGTGAATTATATATACCGCCTGAGCGCCCAGAGAGAAATTTGGTAAACGGCAGGTTCTTGAAGGGCCACACTCCTCATAACAAAGGGAAAAAGTGGGCTGATTACATGGATATGCGTAAAGCTAAAAGGATAAAACGAATAGGAGTGAAAAATCTTGTGCGAAACTATCGAATATCCGGATGGAATGCAAAGCCTGTTGTTGCAATAAAAGATGATGAACTCGTTGGTATTTATCCTTCTGCAAGCGAGGCTGGCAGAAAAGCAGGAATATGCGGACGAAATATAATTAGTTGTTGTTCCGGTAAGCGTAAACATGCCGGTGGATATCAATGGTTTTGGGAGAATGATAATACTTGGTGTAATTTAATTAATCATGAAAAATATAAGTCATTTTAAAATAGGCGAGTGGGCAAAATTCCGTAACGAATTTCAACGGCTATTACCTAATGTCCCGATAATTGACTTACATGATGCACTGTTATCAGCTATTGAGAATAGATTGGTTATTGATATAATTGCGCTAGACAAAAGATTGCGTAATATGTATCCTGAAGAATGGGAGTTCATGTCTATGAAGGAAATAATTATTAAACATTATGGTTTGAAAGCCATGCAATTAATAGAATCAGTATTATGATATACGGATATTTAAGAGTTAGTACAGATGATCAGGACTCTGCTAATCAGAAGTTAGGAGTCTGTAAAAAAGCGGAATCCTTGGGATTATCGGTTGATGATTGGATTATTGATGATGGCATATCTGGGACGAAGGAGCCTGAAAAACGGTTATTGGGCAAGCTTATGAAGAAATTGCAAAAGGGTGATGTTATAATCACATCCGAGCTTTCCCGTCTTGGTAGAAAATTATTCATGATTATGCGAATATTGGAGTTCTGTATGCTTCATGAGGTTAAGGTCTATACGGTAAAAGATGGATACGAACTTGGAGACAACATACAGAGTAAGGTTCTTGCTTTTGCTTTCGGAATTGCTGCTGAAATAGAACGTGACATGATTAGCCAGCGGACTAAAGAAGCATTAGCCAGAAAGAGAATGGAAGGCGTAGTCCTTGGCCGTCCTAAAGGAAGCAAAAATAAAAAATATAAACTTAGCGGAAAAGAATCAATAATCAATAACATGCTAAAAGAAGGTATGTGCAAAACAGACATTGCAAAACAACTTGGCATTAGTAGAAATTTACTATATTCATATTTATATAGAAAGGAATAAAATGATAATAGCTTGGTTTAGTTGCGGTGTAACATCCGCAGTAGCTTGTAAGATAGCACTAAGTCTGTATGATGATGTGCAAATTTACTACATCGAAACAGGTTCCGGGCATCCAGATAATGTCCGATTTATCTCAGATTGCGAGAGATGGTACGGGCAGCCAATTCATACCATTCGCAGCGATAAGTTTTTCAACGTAAAAGATGTACTGATTAAAAAACGGTACATCAATGGTCCTACTGGTGCAACTTGCACATTAGAACTAAAGAAACAAGTCCGTTACAAGCTAGAGAAGGAACTTGGTTCTTGGGACGGTCAAGTTTGGGGCTTTGATTACGACCCTAAAGAGATAAACCGAGCCATCCGATTAAAACAGCAGTACCCAAACACAAAGCCACTGTTTCCGCTAATTGAAAAACAGATTACGAAGCCGGATGCGATGGGAATGCTTTGGAAAGCTGGTATTGAAATTCCGGCCATGTACAAGATGGGCTACAATAACAACAACTGCATCGGTTGCGTGAAAGGGGGAATGGGATACTGGAACAAGATACGGAAGGACTTCCCGGAAGTATTTGCTCAAATGGCGCAGATTGAGCGTGATGTTGGAGCTACCTGCTTGAAAGATAAAGACGGGCGCATCTTCTTGGATGAACTACCAACGTGGCGGGGCGACCCAGTAGAAGAGATTATACCGGATTGCTCGCTTATCTGCCAGATAGAGTTTCAAGAGATAATCGACAGACAGGTAGAACGAGTATTGAAAGGAGAAATTAGTATTAATGATGTAGTCTGAAAAGCTCAAAACGGAACAGAAATGAATGATGGAGTTTATTTTGACCAAAATGGTAGCGAGGTAATCGTAATTAATGGGGTTGAATACTCACGAGAAATATTTGATTGTCTTGTGGATATGTGTGGAGATTGCAATATGTAATAATAAAGGAACAGAAAGGAATAAATTATGAGGGATAAGTCTAGATTGAAACATGTGATGGTGCAGGCAAAGATAAGTGTGGAGGCTGCTGATAAATTGGATAAAATTGTGAAGGAATATAAGTTTAACAGCAGATATGAGGTGATGCAATATCTGCTGTCAGCATTTATCGAAAAGGCCGATTGCGAAACAGAATATAATGGAGTTAATACTAATGAAACTGAACTTATGGATATATTCCAGCGGCTTAGAGCTGTGAAGGACAGGGTAAATACTGTTAAACCGTCGGCATATGATGATATTAAAAGAGTGGCATCAGTATTCATATATAGAGTTACCAACAGAAGGAGATATGTATCAAGCTGTATAACGGAAAATGGGGAAGGAATGCACCATTCCTCTAAAAAAGAGCAGGTATTAGAGGAAGTATTTCGGTATTTATATCCGAATTTAGCACAACGATTACTTGTAATCGGACGTAATATAGGAGTCAACGGTTATGATAATATCATCAAGGAGTTACTTGATATGTCTCCTGTATCATCGGATGGTATACATAATGATGTATCTACGGAGGTTAGTGGTTTTATGGGGCAGAATAAATACGGAATGGTTCCGGTTATAACAAGAAACAAAAAAGTAGAAAATGAGCAGGGATTATAATTACAGGAAGATGATCAGCTCCATGGCATGGAGAAAAACAAGAAGAAGAAAACTTGAACAGTCACCGTTATGTGAAGCTTGCAAGCAAAATGGAGTGATAATGGCAGCGACAGAGGTTCACCATGTTATGCCGTGTGAGTCAGCCAAGACAGTCACTGAAATGAGAGCTCTCATGTTTGATGTGGACAACCTACAGTCATTATGCCACGACTGCCATTCTTTGATTCATGCAGGAATGAAGTCACATAGCAGAGTTAAGGTGAAAGAGAATGCGAACCGTTCATTATCCCGGTTTAAGGAAAGGTTTATCTTATAATCCGGGGGGGGGATTTTTTTAAGACCACCCGGATTACTCAAACCCACTCCCACTAAGCCTCACATTTTTTAGTTTTGAAAATTTGGATTTGGGGGTGACACTTTGGGATTACTCGGAATAACAACAATATTGTAAAAATAGGTAATATTAAAATATTTAACACAATGAAGAAAAAAAGCGAGGAACAACGGGCGGTCAGCAAAAAAATAAAAAATCAGAGGGATACGATTATAAAAACATTGAAAGATGTCAATAAGTATTCCAAGGAGTTGAACTGTCAGATTGATATATTTTCCCGTCTGTATCTGTTGTTTAAAAAAATCACGGAGGAGGTTTTGGATGATGGATATAATATCGTGTATGAAGAGAAGAGCCGGGAGGGACATGTAAGAAAGCGAATTGACCCTTTGGCAAGAGTTCCGTTCGAACAGGCTTCGCCTTTGATGAAACTATTGAAAGGATTGAAAATGAATATGGAAATGACCAAGCCCGATGATGGAGGAAGTCGTGGGCCCAGTCCGCTGGATAAACTAATGGAGAATATCAATAATGTGAATGACGGAGAGGACGAATGATGAATGAATGGGATGAGAAAAAAGCACTGAAAAAAGGATATACGGATAGGCTGACATCTGTTGATTTGGATAGGTATAATCTAAGGAAAATAGACGGTCGGCTATTTTCTTATATATATGGCGTGCAGTCCTGCCCGGAGGGGCATAACCTGTACGAGGTCCTTTCTGTGCTGAAATTCCTCCGTCTGATGGACACTTACACGTTTCAGAAAAAAAGAGTGAAAGTGTTTGTAGCCTTATATGAGAGCCTTAAATTTTCGGGAATAAACGGACGCCGCAGTTATAAGCTAACCCCCGTGCAGTATTTCCAGTTTGCCTCTATACTGGGGTTTTACAGATGGGAAGATATAGGCAGCGTGGAAGATATGACGGAAAGAAAGAAGGGAACAAAGGTCGTCAACGGGCGTGTGATGGAGTTGAGGCGGCTGGTAAGGGAGGCTATTCTGTTCGTTCCGAGAAAGTTTTCAAAGACCACCTCTACGGCTTCTCTTGCTGTTAATGACCTGCTTTTTGGGGATGCGAACGCGCAGGCATACACGGGCGCGAATTCAGGGCGGCAGGCTAAGATATGTTTTAATGAGATAAAGGGTATTATTAATCAATTGGATCCGGATAGACGCAGTTTTAAGACAAATCGTGAATGGCTGGGATGGAGGCCTACCAACACATACGGGAAAGAATCCTTTGTGGAATGTCTGTCGGGGGGCGGTGATGCAAAGGACGGTCTTAACGCATCTCTTTTTATCTTTGACGAATATGCGCAGGCGAGATATGTGAAGGATCACTCGGAGGGTGCGGAACTTATGCAAGTTATGGTGTCTTCTATGGGTATGAGAAGGGAGCCTCTGACAGTGATTATAACTACTGCAAGCCGCGTACCTGACGGACCTTTCGCTATAGAGCTGGAAAATGCGAAGAAAGTCCTTTTAGGAGAATATGACGATGATACGCAATTCGCGTCATTGTTTATGCCGGATGAATGGGAGCTTGACGATGAGCACATGAGTACTCCGGAGCTGTGGAAGAAATGTAATCCGCATATTGGCATAACGGTACAGGAGGGTTATTACCGCCAGATGTGGAACAAGGCGATACGCAACGTTGAGGCTATGATAGAATTTAAAACCAAGTTACTTAATGTCTTTGTTGCAGGCTCCGTAAAACCGTGGATAACACAGAATTTCGCCCATTCCTTGTCCATGAACATCAATTTGGAACAGGTGAAGGGAAGACCGTCTGCTATGGTGGCTTTTGACTTGTCTGTTTCTGATGACCTTTCCGCCGTGGTTTACAATATTTATAATAAGGAAGATAAAAAATTCTATCTGTTTATGGATAGCTATATACCGGAAGAAACAATAGAAACCCACCCGAACCGTGAGCTTTATAGGATGTGGGTAGATGGCGGCTGGTTGAAAGTATGCCCCGGTGCTGTCATAGATATGGACATGATTATAAACGACATATTAAGGCGTGACCGTAATTTGTTTATATGCCGGATAGGCTATGATGCTTACAAGGCAAGCGAGATACGCAACGCGCTTGCAGCGGGACTTTTGGGACACGGGAAGAACCCGGACAAGATACTGCGTGCTGTTCCCCAGACCTACGGGGCGTTTACATCACCGGTAGAATCGCTGGAGCTGGCGGCAAAGAGCCGTCCGGCTCATCTTGTTATTGCTTATAATCCTATCCTATTCTGGAACTTTGGAAACTGCTATATAGATGAAGATAAGATGTGTAATAAGAAACCGTTGAAAAGGAAGGAAAATCTTAAGATTGACGGTGCGATAGCCTCCTTGATGACATTTTGGCTTTACAGTAATACGGAACAGAGGTAACCATAAACAGCATATTGTCCGATATATAGAAGTTATAACTTGATATATGGACAATTTTTTCAGATTTTTCAAAAGAGAATCGGCACCATTGCCGTCATTCATAGACAGTGGTTCGGAGAAGACGGATGAGGAAGCGCACGAAGATTATGGGAAAGCGAAATCTACAGGTGGAGATTATCGGGAGAACATAGCTTATGTGAATTCCCCATGGGCTGCATTGAATATAGCCGCAGTATATCGTGCTGTGAATCTACTTTCAAGTTCTGCCGCTACGTTAACCATCCAATACAAGCGTAAGGACAGGGCGAAAAACTATTTCAAGCTGAGCGACACGAAGGATGGGAAGAGGATAAACTATCTGCTCGGGGCACGTCCCAATGATCGGATGAATTCATATACTATGATGAAGTATACGGTAGCCCAGTTGCTTTTGCAAGGGAATGCCTTTATCTACCCTGTACGTAATTCGTTCCACGAGATCGTATCTTTCATATTGTGTTCCCCCGGCTCGGTAACTTACGATGTATATGCTAATCAATATAAGATTGATGATATAACCAACGGAATAAGTGTGACTGTAGGTCCGAAAGATATACTCCATTTTAAGAACATGTGTCTTGACGGAGGATATTGGGGAATGTCTACCATAGCATACGCCAAGCAGTGTCTTAGTATTACTGCCACATCGGATGGTGAAACGTTGAAACGATTTGCCACAGGCGGACGTTTCAAGGCTATTCTTCAAGACAACACAACTGTCCAAGGCTACGGAAAGTATCAGGACGAGCAGTTGAAGAATATGGGAATGGATATTCAGGACACGTTGAACCGTGGAGGGGACATACTGGCTGTATACGGTGACGGAAAGCTTACCCCTATAAGCATGTCATCGGCTGACATGCAGTTTTTGGAAAGCAGAAAGTTTAATATCCGTGAGATTGCCCGGTTCTTCAATATACCACCGAGTAAACTTATGGACGATTCCAACGCCAACTACAAGAGTGTAGAGATGTCCAATGTAGCCTTTTATGTTGAGGCTTTGCAGCCCATAATTACCGAGATAGAGCGTGAATTTGCCGCCAAATTACTTGATGAGAATACCTATATGGATTACAAGTACACATTCGACTTGTCCGCATTGTACGCCCTTGACGTTGACAGCAAGAGCAGATGGCAAAAGACACGTCTGGAAACGGGCCAAGCAACCGTTAATGACATACGTAGGGATGACGATCGTCCGCCGGTGGACAAGGGGGATGATGTGTACATAAGCACAAACCTTGCAGTATTGGGAAGCCCCAAAATGTCTGGGGAAACAGTTACAAGCTCTACAAAAATAAATGATAACAAGGAAGGAGAAGACGATGAATAGGGAATTGCGTGTGCTGACGCTTGAAAAAATGAAAGCGCAGATAAGGGATGTGCAGGATGAAGAGTTGGAGTTGTTGCATACATGGGGCATGGCGTGTGAGAGTGTGATTATAGATATGACAAACCGCACATTCGAAGAGTTGGAGGCATGGGAGGACGCTCATGGAAAAGGATTTCCCGAAGCCTTGGAATCGGCTATGTTGCTACTTGTAGCCCATTTGTTCCGGAACAGGGAGCCGGTTTCATCCGTAACCCAGAATATGGTTCCTTTTACTATATCAATGCTTGTAAAGCCTTATGTGAAATTATCAAACAGAAGTGAATCATGATATCAGCAGGGGCATTAACGGAAAGAGTGGATATTATGACCCCGGAAATAAGCCGTGGTAGCATGAATGAACAGGTAATCCAATATCGGAAAGCAATTACCGTATGGGCTAATGTGCAGTTTCAAAGGGGCGCTCGTGCTCTGACTGCCGGTGAAGCGTGGATGAACAGTTCGGTAGTTGTAACGATGCGCTATATGTCCGTGGTTACTGATCGTTGTCGGCTGGTATGGGATGGGAAAACCTACAGAATAGATTCGTGTAACCGATCCAAGAGAGATGGGAGTATTACTATTACGGCTTCCATATTGGATGAGGGAAGCGGTTTCGGGTAAGCCGAAAACAGGTATTTATAGGATATAAAAAGGGCGTTTCCTAAAGGGGCGTTTGAAAGTTGTAAATAAATAGAAAAAAAATATGGATAATTCCAAGGAGAGAGAGGTAAGATACATGACCGGTGACCAGTTCCAGCCAAAGATCCGCGAGGCGGAGGACGGGAGTGATAGCCGGGTAATCGAGGGTTATGCGATTGTATTTGGCGTTGAGAGTCGTATGCTTGTGGACTATTGGGATAACTACCGTGAGATTATAGAGCCGGGAGCCATTACGGAAGACGAGTTGAAGCGGATGGATATAAAGATGACATTGTGGCATAACCGCGAGAGGTTGCTGGCTCGTTGGAACAGGGGTGAAGGATCGCTTTCGCTTTCTGTGGATGAAACGGGTGTAAGATATAGATTTACAGCTCCAGCGACTCAGGATGGAACTACCGCATTAGAGTTGGTAAAGAGAGGGGATTTAGCCGGTTCTTCATTCACATTCTGGAGCGATGAGAGTTCTTCGGTCAGGTATACCAAGGATGATGATGGTGTGCTGTTACGACACGTTACCCGTATTGACGAGGTTTTTGAAATGACTATAGCTTCTGATCCGGCATATGTGCAGACCAGCGTCACAGCCCGGGAAGTGGAGGCTTCCGGTATTGTGTTGCACCCAGATCAGAAGAAACGGGAAACAATTGAGAAAAATGAAACCGCATATGCGGAATTGAGAAAGATAGCGAATAAGAAAATTTTTTAATCATTTTTGTTTATGAATAAAGGAAAGAAAGTGAATGTACAACAGTACATTACCAGACGAGAGGAAATCAAGGTACGTCTTAACGAGATTGTAGATTTGGCTGAATCGGAAAACAAACGTGCGTTTACCGATACTGAGAATGACGAGATCGAGTGTCTGAAACGCGAGATGAATGCTTTGGATGTCCGCATAGCGTGTGCTGACAAGAGCGGATATGTGGAAGTCACCGCCCGTGAGCTTGCGTTTGATGCGTTTATGCGCGAGCATATCAATTCTAGAAGTTCCCATCCGCTTAAGCGTGAGTTTACAGGAATGATCAGTACGGGAGCGCAGCCGATGATCCCTCTTACTATTAATGACATTATCCCTGCATTGGAAGAAGGTCTTATCATTTCTAAGCTTGGATTACCGTTACGCACAGGTTTGGCGGGTGATTATTGTTGGCCGACAGTTTCGGCAGTTGAAGCAGAGGTAGCCGGGGAGGCTGTAGCTTTGACCGACAAAAAAATCGAGATCGGTAAGATTGTACCCAATCCTCAGAGAGTGGGTGTTACCATCAAGATTACAAGTCAGACAATCAACCAGACCGAGGGGGTGGCATACGATGTTGTTAAGCAGCAGATACCGATGGCTGTAACACGGACGCTGAATAAGCTGATGTTTACAACTGGGAAACAGACGCATAAGTTAGTAGGACCTTTTTCTGAGATCGCGTTCCCGGGAGGAAGTCCGGGCACCCCAAAGACTATCGCTGAGTTAAAAACTATGGCTGAAAAGAAAAATGCCCGTTTTATCAAGTTTGCCAACTCGACACCGACATTTAAGGAATTGGTATTGATGCGAGCATTGCCATTGATGAAAGGTATTGAGGGAAGTTACATGGCTTATGTGATGGATGAATACACAAAGGCGGTATTGGAAACTACCGATCGAGGATATGAAGGACCGACAAATCCGGGTAACACGGGAAGATATATTATCGAAAATAATACCATTGCTGGTGTTCCGGTTTTCTGTACGAATTATATTAATACAGATGATAAGACCTATATTGGTTTTGGCTCATGGGGATATGAGCCTATCGGGCAATTCGGTGAACAGCGTTTTATAATCAATCCTTATTCGGAAGACACATCAGATGTTGTTCGCTTGACCCTTAATGGGGATTGGGCGTTTACCACATTGCGTCCTGAGGCGTTTACGCTGGGAGAGTTACCTGCCGAAGGGGAATGATTTATTTACCCGGGGCTACGGCTCCGGGATAAAAATACGAAGTTATGGGAATAATGAAAAAAATCCTTGAGAACAATCGGGGGAAGCAGATAAAAGGGGTGTCATTTGTCTATGAGGGAGACGAAGTTATTGCCATGCTTGAAAGGATGCGTAAGTCCAAGGAAATCAAAAAAAACGAGATAAAAAAAGAGGTACGAAGGGCATTAACACCGGAGCGGAAGTATGTGCGTAATGCAGCAAAAGCCGCAATGGGTAAAGATCCCGGAAGAGCGTACATGGCTGTAAAGATGGTTGTTTACCGTGACGGGAACGGCGGTATGCTTAACATACTTGATAGGGGAGATGCAAAAAGGCTGGCATTATATAAAAAACCGAACGGCGGTGTGTCGGGCATAAGAAGACGTAGATATGTAAGCCCGGAAACGAAGAGGTCTAGAGGCTATAGAGGTGCGGACAGGGCTTTTATCCTTCGGTTTATAAATTCAGGGACAGAAGACAGGTATACGAAAGTTAGACGTCAGGGAATGAAAAAATCGGCATATCGCGGCTCTTTGTCTGCAAGTAATTTTTTCCAGCCGGCAGCGGAATCCGGCATGGCTAGAGCCAGCCTTGTATTGTCGGAACGGATTGCAAGAATAATACAAGAAGTAAGTGAAGGAAGATGAGTTTATTTATAAGCAAGCATATTATTAGCTCTATACAGTCTAATAAGGCTGTTACGGAAGCGGTGGGGAACAGGATATATCCGGTTGTTATCCCTGTGGGGGCGCCGGAGTATCCGTTCATCAATTTTACGAGTTCTTTGGATGGTCCGGACGAGACCAAAGATGGATCTTGTGCGGATAATGTATCCACTACTTTGGTAGTTGTGTCAAAGACGTATGAAGTTGCTGTGAATACGGCTAATGAGGTGCGTTACTCTATTGAAGGGAAGACAGCCCGGTATGATAAGTTTGAGGTCATTGATAGTTCTTTTCTGTCATGTATTGAAGATTATTTGGTGGATATAGACGCATTTACTATAACTCTTTCGTTTAATTTTAAAACAATTGATCTATGAAAACAAATCAGATTATGATACGTCCGATGGGTGAGTTTAAAGTAGTTCAACGGACAAAAGATGCGTTTTTCAATGCAACAGAATTATTAAAACAGTGGAACCAATTAAAAGGTATGAGGAAAGAAGTTAATGACTACTTCGATTTGTCTTCTACTAAAGAGTTTATTTACACTATAATGAAAAGGGAAAATTATGATACGGGTAATTACCCCTATCATAAATCAAGAGCAAATAAGGGTGATAATGCGGGTACATGGATGCATCCACTGCTTTTTATTGATTTTGCAATGTGGATAAATCCATCATTTAAATATGATGTTCTAAAATTCGTTTATGACGAAATGATAAAGTTCCGCAATCTTGCCGGTGATGCATATCCCAGAATGTGTACGGCTGTTTGTTCTATCCTTCCAAAGGAGGTATTTAAGCAAAAAGTTAGTGATTTGGCAAAATCACTCAATATCATTGTGTATGGCAAACATGAATCAGAAATGCGTAATAAGATTGGCGATGAGGCTAAGATACGTGAGATGTATGAACTGGAACAACAGATAGCCCAATGGATTGAGCTGGGATTTATTAAAAATTATCAGGAATTGAAACAGGCACTAACGAAGGTGTATTATCAGAGACACCCTGATGTATTGCCTATGTAGATAACTTATTGAATATAGCACTTAAGAATAAATTCATAGTAAAAATCAATTGTTTTACGGATTCGGTTCGTGAGAATAGAATCTGTTTTTTAAGGAATTGTTTAACTTTTAAATTATATAGATTATGTCAAAAGCAAAACCTTTGAATGGAAAGGATTTTATGATTTTCGTTGCCGGAAAGGCTACGGCTTTGGCGACAAGTCACAAACTGACACTGACAGCGGAAACGGGAGACGCTGCAAGCAAGGACGATGGAATGTGGGATGAATCGATAGTTACGAAGATGGGATGGGAAGCATCTACAGAGGCGTTAGTGAGTGCTGATGCTGATGTGGAAAGTTTTGATTCTCTTTATGATGCTTTTATTGCCGGTGAGGCGGTTGATATCATTTTGGGAGTACCGGCTAATTTGACCAATGACGGTGTTCCTGAAAACGGTTGGGCTTCTCCGGCTACGAAGACGGGTCAGAAGTATTACAAGGGTAAGGCTCTGATTACATCTCTTGACCGTACTGATGCCAAGGGTAGTAATTCCACCATGACGGCGCAGTTTAAGGGACAAGGGAAACTGGAGAAGGCTACAGGTGCAGGAGATTGATTTAAAGCTGTTGGGCTATGAAGAAAGTAACGATCAACAATGCAGAGTATACATTAAGGTATACTCTGCGCGCCTTATTTATATATGAGGAAATTACCGGGAAGTCTTATTCCGGTGACAGGATGGTTAACAGTTATATCCTGTTATGTGCTATGCTGATGGCGAATAACAAGGATTTTCCGTTAACGTTTGATGATGTGATAGACGCATGTGATTTAGATCCGTCCATTTTCGAAACATTTTTGGCTGTTTTGGAGGAAGAGAACAAGCGTATTAGTATGATTGTCGGGAAAGATGATAAAAAAAAAGCGATGGGAAAGAGAGCGAAGAAGTAAGTGTGATAAGGTTGTATGAAGAAGTTGTCGGTCGTGGAGGGATATCACCTGATTACTTCTTTGACAGTATGACTTTTAACGAGTGTGCTGCATTTATAAGGGGGATGAACCGGAAGGAGCAGGAGGAATGGGAACGTACAAGAATGATCATGTACGCAATTGCACAGGTTAATTCTACGGAGAGCCTCACACCTGAAGCAGTGTTCCCATTCCCGTGGGATGAGGAACGGGAACCGATAGAGATAGATGAGAATGAGCTGAAAGAATTGAGAGAACGAGCAAAAAATATGGAATATGGCAAGTAATGCGATTGTAAGATTGTTGTTTAACACCGCTGATTTTGATAAGAACATCAGAAGGGCGAAAGGTGAGATAGGGAATTTTGAAAAAAGCATAACAAGTATGGCCGGCAAGATAGGACCTGCTCTAAGTGGTTTTGCTGCTTTCGCTGGTATATCGGTAGCCATTGGGGATGTGGTAAGGACTTCTATGGAGTTTGAAAAGTCGTTATCCTCTTTGAAATCCTTAACAGGTGTGACAACGCAGGAGCTTTCGTTTTTTAAAGATGAGGCTATCCGTTTGGGCAGTACCACCACGCAGACTGCATCTCAGGTGGTAGATGCCTTTAAGCTGATAGGATCTCAAATGCCAGAGTTGTTAAAAAATAAAGAGGCTTTATCTTCTGTAACGGAAAGCGCTATTATATTAGCAGAAGCCGCAGAAATAGATGTTCCTGAGGCCGCTAAAGCGTTAACAGGAGCTCTAAATCAGATGGGCGCTTCTTCTAGCCAAGCTGCTGAATATATCAATATTTTAGCGGCAGCCTCTCAACAAGGCTCTGCTGATATCCCATATCTGAACAAGGCTATAGAGAATGCCGGTGGTGCTGCATCTTCTGTAGGTGTACAATTCAATGAATTGGTAGCCGCGATAGAGGCTATTGCTCCTAAAATAACGGATGCCGGCAGTGCGGGAACTAATCTGCGTAATATATTTCTCACTTTGGAAAGTAGTGCGGACAAGAACTTACGTCCTTCCGTGGTCGGGTTGTCACAAGCTGTGGAAAACCTTGCAGCAAAGCACATGAACGCTACAGAAATGACGAAAATGTTTGGTAAAGAGAGCGTAACGGCTGCTTTGGCACTCGTTTCTGAAAAAGATAAATTTATAGAGTTAACCGATGGAATAACAGGAACAAATACTGCATTAGAACAACAAAAAATCAATAATGACAACTTAGCAGGATCTATAGCGGCATTGCAATCTGCTTGGGAAGGTTTCATATTAACGCTAAACAATTCTTCGGGTATGTTACAAAGCGTAGTTGGTTTTTTAGCTGATATTGTAGATGGAGCACGAACGGCATTTTCTTCATTACAAGCTTTGGACGAGTCTAGTTATAAGAGCGAAGGTCAGAAATCGTTTAGATCAGAAAAAGTTCAAAACGCTATAAATGATATAAACGAACTGGTAAAAGGAGGAATGAGCCGGGAAGATGCCTTGAACTGGGAAGAGAATTTAACAAGAGATCTGTATAAGAGAGCTGATTCGTTAGAAGAAAAAAAAGAAGCCTATGAAGAGGCTATGGCAATATACAATGAGAGAGGTGGACAGTGGGACAAACGGGCTTACGAGCAATCAAAGGAAGTGTATATGTTAGCTCGGAACGAAAAGCAAATACGTGATGAAATATTAGATTATATTGAAAAAGAACGACAGAAATTAAAAGGCGTTGGTGATATCCAGAAGGAATTAAACAAGGGGGCTACTGTGGGTACTGGGGAAAAGAAAGGACCTACGGATTTGCAATTAGCTGCATTTAATGCCGAAGGATGGGCTAATGAAGAGGTAAAAGGGCTTCATAACAAGCTAAGACAGGCTATTGAGAGTGGAGATAAAATAAAGATAAAAAATATAGAGATTGATTTGGATGAAGCTATAGATGAAGCTAAATTACCTGATTTGTCCAAAAAAATTAAAGAAAACGAAGATTTCGCAAATTCGTTAAGTGCCATAGGTAACGCTTTTGGTAGCATGTCTTCAATGGCTGATGGTGCCGCCGGTTCTATCCTGTCTTATTTCGGGAACTTAATGAACTCTGTGGCTGCCGCGATTCCGGCTATTGATGCTCTTAATGCAAAGAAAAAGGAAGAATCTGTGGCTAATACGGAAGCAGCCGTAACCGGAGCCGCTTCGTCTGTGGCTTCCATTCCGTTTGTTGGTGCGGCTTTGGCTGTAGCCGCCATAGCTTCAGTTTTGGCTGCTTTAGCCAATATTCCCAAATATGCAACAGGTGGTATAGTGGGAGGATCATCATTTTTCGGTGATCACATGATAGCACGGGTTAACAGTGGCGAGATGATATTGAACCAGTCCCAGCAAGGTAAGCTGTTCAATATGATTAATAATGGTGGTGGATCCAATCACATAACGGTAGACGGTGAGGCACGGGTAAGCGGTAAGGCTATGTATATAACAATAAGGAATTACATGAAGGCTAACAATATAAAGTGGTGATATGGGGCAGAGATATAACATACATTTTAAAAATTACAGAAACACAGCCTATGATGTAAAGGTCTATATTGATGGCTATGTGGGACAGGTGACGGAATTACTGGGCGCAAGAAGCGCATTTGTCGTAGAGGGGAACGATGAGAACTTTGTATATGAGCCGATAAGAAGTTCTACGGCAACATTGACCCTTCTTGGTAGTGATTTACTTCTAGACCTGTTTAGCATTAACAACCAATATGCACCGGTTAAGTTGTTCAAGGGTGACAAGTTAATGTGGACGGGGTATATTGTTCCGGAGCAATTTACGCAACCTTATAAGCCTACACCGGACAATATCAGTATTGATTGCATAAGCGCAATAGGAACGCTTGAGAATATACAATATGAGAAACAGACAGAGAATGGATTTATAACGGCGATAAACCTCTTAAGGTACATTATAAGATCAGCTAATGGGGGATATGAAAAGATATATATACCTTATGTCTATGGATCGTCAGAAGTGAATTATTCGACAAAGAAAAACATATTCGATGAGATAACTCTCGCAGAGGAAAACTTCACCTCAGAAGGGATGATGTTGGACGAGGTACTGGAGTATTTTTGTCGTTTTTTTAATTGGACCTTATACGATTATGAAGGTAGCCTGTATTTTGTAGATGCAGATTGGAAAGGGGAATACTTCTCGTATGGCGAGGATCTTGTCACTTATGAGATGGTTACTCCAAACACTGTATTGCTTCAGGATATCGGCTTCGGCGGTAGTGATCATACAATAGATGTGCTTCCCGGGTATAATAAGGTTACTGTTAAGGCGATAAACAATGTTTTTGATGAATTGGTGGAGAATGAAGATTTAGAAACGTTGAAAGAAAACGGTTACCAAAGTGTAAGTTATGATAAACTGTCAGGGGATGATGTTAAGGTGGTACGCAAAAGGTTTTTAATTCCTGAAAAATGGGAATTGGACTCTTACGATGGCGATACAGGGGAAAAACAAGATCCGAAAGATGCAATGAATAATTCTTTCGGAAGCGCATTGCTAAAAATTAGTGAATATGGGGGAAAGTGGGAAAGATCGGATTTTATCCCTGACATTTCTGACTATTCATGGACATTGGCCGTTCAAGATAGAGTGAAAGGGCAGCAGTTTCAGGAAAAGCCGGGGGAGGCAATGAGTAAGGATTTGGTTGCGATAAAAGGTGCTAAGGGAGCTGCGTGGATGAATGGAGCATTAAGTATTGACGGTAGTATTATAGTTCCGTGGGATGATGCAAATTTGGCGTTCTGTAAGCCTTCGGGGAAATCCGGGTATGCTGATATTACTTATGTGCTAAGGATAGGAGATAAGTATTGGAATGGAAGTTCGTGGGTTGACAGTGAGGCTGAATTTAAGATCAGATATGAAAACGAAAGCGCAGGCTCTCCATTAACTGTCAAGAATACCAAGTCACCTGATATGCCGTATTCTGGTCTGTCTGGATATATTATTAAATTGCCGGATAATGCACCGATTATAGGGGATTTATCATTAAAGATAAGAAGGACAAGTGAAATAGGATTTACTCCTGAATCAGGAGCTGGGAGTATAAAATTTTATGGATATATATACAAGAATCCTAATCTGAATTATAAGAAAAAAGACGGAGTTGTAGATGAAGGTGAGAACGGGGATCGTGTATACGAGAATGTAGTCAATGAAAAATTTATGTCCGAACTTGACGAGATAGAATTTGGCATAAGTAGTTATAATGAAGACGGGGCAACATATAGCAAAGCTCTTTTAAATGGCAATTTTTTAACAAACAACTTGTATTCGGCAATAGAAGGTACGCTTGTGCGCCCCGAAGAAGCGTTGATCAGGCGTATCATTAACCGATACCGGGTAACCAAAATCAAGTTAACTCAGGTATTAAAAAACAGTGATCTCATTCATCCTTTCACGGTTTTGTATGACAATTCTATGGTTAGTAAGAAATTCATGCTGTTAAGCGGTGTATGGGATTACGAGCAGAATACAGTAACATTATCAATGATAGAGAATGGCGATAAAGTCAGATATAAGAATCATAAATAGGGTAGTACCGAGGGAGCGTGATGGGAAGTATGTTCCCCGCTCTGTGACTATTATACAGGGTGGCGGTGGCGGCGGTGATGTCACCAATGCCGATCATGCCAATTCCGCATATACGCTGGATGAGGACACACCTGTACAGAACTGGTTCTTATCCGCGCTGAACGATGATGATGCGCAAGGCATAATCAATTTTCTCAAAGGTCTGAAAATAGCCGGGAATCTGATAAACCGCATTGTGAAGCAGGGTGACAAGGATGTTACCTACACCAATGAAGACGTGATGAGCGCATTACGTGTAATGACTGAGATAGAGAACAGTGCGGAGAAACTGAAAGAGATATTCTTGCGGAAGGACGTGGCGGATTCCACTAAGTTTCTTCTCAGCATGTTTGCCGGTGCTGTTTTCGGGAAGAATGGTTTTGCAAGCGGTTTGACCGGATTCGGAGCCAAGATATTCGATACAGGGCATGGAGAGTTTGAGAGCATGTTTATCCGCCGGTTCCTTGAAGTTCCCGAATTAAGATACAATCGTGTGATGGTCACACTGGGTGACAAGTGGCGTGCGCTCGGAGCCGGCATTATAGAAACAGTAGATACAGGAACCAAAACATGTACGCTTAAGCTGGAAGATGGTGAGATTGGTGCTGTCGCAGTAGGTGATATCTGTATGGGTATCTATCATAATATCACCGGGAATGCTACGGAGGATTATGACGATGGGAAGGGTAACAGACGTTTTGCCGGATTCTGTACGGTCTATTTCACGATTACGGAAGTTACGGGTGAAAGAAACGAAACATTCAAGTACCAGTTGCGTCCTACCTCTTCATCGTGGTCTTATTCTTTCGATCCGTTTGAGATGATGAATTTCGTAGTATACGGTAACTTTACCAATACAGAACGCCAGACCTCAGTCTACGAAACAAGGACTTACACCCGTATGTTGTGGAAGCAGAATACATGGGAGATCTCCGCTGCCAATGTTGCCCTGCAATATGGAGACCTTTCCAATCTGAATGTATTCGGAATGAATATGGATGGTTATTCCATGTATCTGAACAATGTGTACTTCACGGGAACGGTTACGCAGATGAAGCCGGACGGAACGCCTGTACGGACATTGAATTTCAGGGAGGAAGGCTATATACCCGGAATACATTACGACTACTACGACAGCCTGTCTTATAATGGGAGCATGTGGGCGTGTATTAATGAGGATGGTTCGTCTGCTGTACCGGGATCTAATGGCGATTGGCTGGAGATTGCTTCTAAAGGTGATACGGGAACACCGGGGGCACCGGGAAAGGACGGTGTGAGTGTGACCAATAGCGGTCCGTGGTATTCCGGCTTGGTTGTTCCCAAAATGAGTATCGTTACAATGGGAGGAAGTTCGTTTCTTTCTAAAGTATCCACTACCAATCCTCCCTTATGGTGCTGGACGGACAATGCCGGTAATCGGTTTACTTACAATGATGGCGGATACTGTCTTACGGGTGAGATAAATACCGATGAATATGAACTTTTGGTCCAAAGCGGAAAGGACGGAAGCGATGGTACCAGTTATGAGAGGGTATTCATCCATACTACAACAGAGAGTAAACCTGCCACTCCTTCCACGTCACAGACGGACGATTATGTACCTTCCGGCTGGCATGATGATCCTGTAGGTGTTTCCAGCTCTCTGCCTTATGAGTGGATCAGTGAGAGGGAGAAGAAAAACGGTATATGGAGTAAATTCAGTGCTCCTGCCCTTTGGGCGAAGTACGGATTTGATGGTGCTGACGGTGCTGAGGGCGTAGCCGGAACGAGCATCATTTGGAAAGGTGATTTTTCCTCCGCTCCTTCCGATCCTCAGAACGGGTGGGCATACAAGAATACCACTGATAAGAAATCATATGTATATCAGGATGGACAGTGGTATCAGATGACTATTGACGGAATTGATGGGAAGAACGGGAAAGACGGATTGAGTATTGTATGGAAAGGAGATCTCCAAACACCTCCTTCCAATCCTCAGACCAACTGGGCATACCGGGATACCAATAATGGTCGTGTATATATATGGAACGGAACAGCATGGGCATTGATGGTTGTGGACGGATCGGACGGTGCTGATGGTGCAGCCGGTTCTGACGGATTGAGCGTGTTTATAACTTATAATGACAGCACTTCCCAACCTTCTGTACCTACCGGGAACGGTACTACTGGAGGATGGCATACAAATGCGACAAGTACCGCCATATGGATGTCACAGAAGGTTGCTGCGTCCGCATCTGACGGAGCATGGGGTACACCGATAAAAATCAAAGGTGACAAGGGTGACGGTTACACCCAGATGGGTCAGTTTAGGACTGGTATGGTCGTTCCCAAGATGGGTGTCGTTTCGATGGGTGGCGGCTCTTATGTAGCTAAGGCATCCACTACGAATCCTCCCTTATGGTGCTGGACGGACAATGCCGGCAACCGGTTTACCTTCGCCGATGGCGGCTACTGTCTTACAGGTGGAGTAAACACCGCAGAATATGATGTATGGGCAGAGAAAGGTGAGCCGGGCAAAGACGGAACGGATGGTAAGGACGGTGAGGATGGAAAAGACGGAAAGCCCGGCGAACAGGGTAAACAAGGTTTGCAAGGTTGTATTCTCCGCCAGTCTGAATGGCGCAATGATGGTGTTGAATACCGTAATGACGAGTCTTTAACATCCGGTACGCGGTATATTGATGTTGTAGTGAAGAGGGATAATGGAACTGCTACAGGATGGAGGGCGTATAAATGCTTGCAGACACATACGTCCAATGTGTCCAACGGACCGGGTAATACATCATATTGGATAGAATTTGGAACAAATTCGGTAGCTGTATTCACGGGTATAGTGATAGCGAAGAATGGTAAGATAACATTCTTGCAGAGCAACCAGTTTGTGATTCAGAAGGATAACGGAACGGTAACGGCTGGTATGTCCGGCTCTGAATCCGGTCAGAAGATACGTATATGGGCAGGTTCCGAGACTCCTGACTCCGCTCCGTTCCGTGTGGATCAGAATGGCAATCTTGTCGCAACGAAGGCGAATATCACAGGTACAATAACCGCTACAGGTGGCGTAATCGGTGGATTCAACATAGGCAGTAATTATATCGGCAGCACTAATATGTCGGCTGTGAATGTTGATAACTTGTTGCTGCAATACGATAAGTTTGAAATGAAATACGATCGGTTTCAGTCAATAGACGGACATTTATACCAAGGTACTTTGGACACGGTAATTAGAAGTGGAAGTATAACTGTATCGTCAACCGGGGATGTTTCAACAGCGAATGATACTCTGCATGTAAGATGTGGAAATTATATTTTTTCAGTTGGGCGGAACGGAATTCGTAAGTCAACGAATGGAGGAAGTACATGGGTGGATTTATAATATTAAAATACAAATTATGAAAATAGATTTTACAAAATTTCCTTGTTACACAGGGATAAAGAAGGATATCAGGGTTGAGATGGATATTGCGGAGTCATTGGCTAACGCCATATACACAAATGTTCCGGGCATAGCCGCCAGTTCTTTGGCTCATAAAATTTACTCTGGCAAGGGAGAAGTAGATTACGATGAACGGGAAATACGAATTATACGTGATTGTACACCGTTGTTTTCGGGAGTTTATGCGGATTCCATAAACGATTATTTGGACACGAAAGAAAAGGAGGAACAAGAATGATATTACAAGCAGGTTATGATTGTTATCTGACACAGGCTGAGGATATGCCTCTGTCGGAACGAAGATTTGAAAATCAGGTTTTGATAAACAGCCCTGAGGATGTGGCTATGTGGAAAGAGATCACATCGAAACAGAAAGAGCAGATGATTGCCGAAGCGTCCTTCATCGATACGGAAGCGATAGATGTTGAAGCACTTGATCGTGTGGATACACTATTAAACGATATTGCGGCAAACATCAACAATGCCGGGCTTACTGTAGAGGAAGCATTGGCGAAGAAAGAGTACTTCCCCGCATGGGAGGATCTGATAGGTACAGAGGTTGATGTACAGTCCCGATTTCGCTATGGCGGCACGCTCTATGAGGTTATACAGAAACATACACCGCAGGAGGGCTGGAAGCCGGGAACGGGTACGGAATCCTTGTACAAGGTTGTGCAGATAGAGCACTCCGGCACACTAGAGGATCCTATACCTTGGGCACATAACATGGTGCTGGAAGAAGGCAAGTATTACACTGATAAGGAGGTTCTTTATCTATGTATCCGTGACAGTGGAATAGGCATGGCATTCGATTTGGAAAATCTTGTTTCGGGTGGCTATGTTCAAGTGGTAGAAAATCAAGTAGTAATAAATAATTAAAAAAAATACGATTATGGCAGACAAAAAATTAAATGAAGTATCGCAGTTGACGGACTTTGATTATGCGTTGGTTGTAAAAGGGAATGACGTGGCAAAAGTTACAAAACAGCAATTAGCTACACTCCTGGGAGAACTTCTGCCGGATTCTTTGGGATTTTTTAAACCATATACTCCTGTAAATGGGCAAGATTTTGATCAGATGCTAAATATGGGATTTTATAAAATTCAACCCCTTAATTCGTCTTCCTTAAATCCCAACTTACCAGAAGGAGCATACCCTTATGGTAGTTTAATTGTATTTGATAATCCGCTAGATTATGAGAGACGAAAGGTTCAAATTTATATTCCTAATGGGCATACATATTTTTATACTAGAGTTGCTAATAATGGAGCATTTTATAAATGGAACAAATTTAACGGAAATGAGCTTTAAAATCCCTTCTGGGGGGATTCTTGGGTATAAAAAAACGGGTGGTCCGGTACAAGCCGATTCCACCCGATCCTGATATACACATCGCCATGTGTGGTACAAAGATAAAGAATGTTTATTAAAACTATATTTAAATTGGATTTAAAATCACATTTTGAATTGTGTTAACAAGTGTGATTTTGGAACAAAATGTTTTGCAAAAGTGGAACATTTTGTTTTGCGGCTTATATAATATGCCAATACAAATTTCCCTATATCCCATTCTATCATCACGTAGATGGAAATTATTTATATCATGAACCTATAAGATTCCATTCGCTCCATCCGTCCCCCCACCATTTCGTTCTTACTTTTACAGATTTCCCGTTTGCGCTTACTAAAAATTGCACGACAGTGTTATCATTTTGAGCAGATAAAACGATCCCATTCCATAACATTCGTTTCCTGTCAATAAAAATACAAACTCGCCAGTCTTGCTGTTCTATTAATTCTCTTCATTCATTCTGCAAGTAAAAAATATTGCATTAATGGCAATTTTTTAAGAAGATTGGTTTTTGTTTCAATATTGGCTTCTTATAACTAATTAATATAGTTTTCTTTTTGTATTTCGTTTTAGAATTGATATCTTTGTTATTGTCTTCTCGAGAGGATGGGATAGAGAGTAGGGCGTGGATTGAATGGCTGCTGTGCTTTTCGCTGGCGGTCGTTCTTTTTTTGTGTTTAAATGTTAAATATTACACAATACAAGAAAATATATTGTGATTTGTTTTGCTGTTATATCACAATGTAGTATATTTGCATTGTGATAATAAAACAACAGGTAATAATAGAACCGGCGGCAACGGATAAGCGGCGTAAGACTATGAAGACAAAAATTCAATTTACAGATTCATACAGTGGTAGAGCAATTAATATAGTTATCAATCTCACTGACGGTGAAAAGGAATACTACTTAAGAGAAGATGACAAAAATGTCATTTATAACAAAATGTCTTCTTATCAGAGAGCAAAAATAGAATCATTCTTTGGAAAGATGAATGCATACTATACCAAAATTGAGATTTTATAAATAAAAAGTTAGGGCAACGAATTTCTTCGCTGCCCTAAATATTAAAATGTGGTTTAAACCACAATGACATTTTTAATGTCGTTTCAATCCACGCACCGAAGTGCGACTAACATCGTTGATGTTCGATGCAAAGGTGCAACTTTTTGAAATAACGAGCAACAAATTATTAATGTTATAAAACATATTAATTATGGCAAGAAGACGATCTATTACCCTAGATCAAGAGTCTAGGGTATTGTCCCTATATAAGGACGGGATAGCTATCAAGGAGATAATGAAGGAAACAGATATAAAGTCTGAGCAAACGATATATAGGATATTGGACAGCAATGGTGTGCCCCGAAGACCGAAGGTTAATGGCGTGAAAAGGATACTTGTTATGATAGAGGAGGATGTGGCAGCTATCTTGGATAAGGAGCAATCGGTATCATTATATGTCAATGAGGCTATAAGATTCTATCACGGTAACCGACATTAATTGCCGGTTATCTATCTCTTAAAATCAAGAGCCTGTTGCGGATTAATTTCCGTGGCAGGCTCTTTTTTTGTCATACAAAATAAAGGTTAGTTTAAAAATCGGGTAATCCAAAACGTGTAATTAAAGGATTAAAAAAGGATTGAACTTAAATTGTTTGTATAATGAGAAAGGAGACAAAAGAAAACATTCAGTATTCAACCGCTGTGGGGATGCTTGTACTGGGAGCGTCCTTGGCTGTGGCTGGCTTTGTATGCTCTGAACCTATGGGTCAGATACACGACAGTGTATTGTGGTTGTTTGCTCAATGTCTGTTGTATGCCGGTAGTGTTTTTGGCATCAGCATTTATATTAACAGCCGGTTTAATAATTTAATAGAGCAATTAAAAGAAAAGGAGGGAAAGAGAAATGGCTGACGTAAGAAAACTTGTACCGTTTATCCTGAAGTGGGAAGGCGGTTTTATAAATGACCCTGACGATTTGGGAGGGGCTACCAATATGGGCGTAACCATCGGAACTTATGAAACGTATTGCCGGAAGAAAGGCTATCCCAAGCCTACGGTTGAAAGATTGAAAAACATCACGAAAGAGGAATGGACCGAGATTTTGAAAACCATGTATTGGGACAGGTGGAAAGCTGACGAGATTAAATCGCAATCAGTTGCTAATATATTGGTTGATTGGGTCTGGGCTTCTGGAGTACACGGTATCAAAGTACCGCAGGATTTAGTTGGTGTGATTCCTGATGGCATTGTCGGACCTAAGACACTTGCCGCAGTTAATTCCCGTAATCCCCGTGAATTGTTTGACCAGATCAAGATTGCACGGTTCGACTTTATTGAGGATATATGCCGTAAGCGTCCGACCAATAATAAATTTAAGAGAGGGTGGATGAACCGTATCAACGATATAAATTTTGAAGGATGAAACTAAGGATCTATATATGGATTGCGGTAGCGATAGCATTGCTATTGCTGTTTGGATCATGCCGGAGTATAAGGTATGTTCCAGTGGAAACAATAAGGACTGACAGTCTTTATCTTACTATACACGAACGTGACTCCATCCACATTCAGGATTCTGTCTATATAAGAGAGAAAGGCGATTCTGTAATTGTTGACAAATGGCATATAGTCTACCGTGACAGGACAATTTGCGATACAGCCTATATAGAGAAGGAGAAAGAGGTAGGGGTTCCCTATCCTGTGGAGAAGGAATTAACATGGTGGCAGAAGACAAAATTAGAACTAGGAGAGTTATCTATAGGTATTATATTAGTATTACTAATCGTAGTCATTTGGTTGATAAAGAAGAAGGGAGGTGCAAGATGAGCTAGAAAAATCAAGTATTATCCGCCACAGGTAGAAGTGTGGTATATAATAGAAAAACTCATATAATAAAAGTGATTCTTTTGCGGCTTAGAAAAAAAAGAAAGCCGCCTCCTGAAAGGATTGACAGTCGGATAAGGAGATAAACACCCGTGGTGTTGTTGCGGCCTTCATTGGCAATAACAAACACTTCGGGTGTTTTGTTTTCAAAAACCGAATAAAAATGAAATTAGAGGAACTGTATAAGGATATAATAGGTGTTGTGTGTGATGTTACCGGTCTTGTTGAGGCTGACATATTAGCCAGCAACAAAGAGGAATGCGCCGATGCAAGGTATCTACTGGTCATGGCGTTGTCCAAAATGCTGACTGATCATGAAATTGGCAGATTTATCAACCGTACCCGACAAGGTGTATCGTTTATTCGCTCGAATCGGCAAAAATTAAGGAAATGGACAGTTGCAAGCAATTGGAAAGTAATTAGCAAGTATATAGCAAGTAATTACTTTATCTGCAAGTGACTTGTACGGACATTTGTGAGCGGTCAATATTGACCGTAATTCCAAAAAGTTATAAGTTTATGGAAGCAGAAGTAAAGCAAGTGATTAAAGAAAAGGAGTATGTCCATGACAACGACAGGAAGGAATATGCTTCAAAAGGTCTAGCCGGAACCGCTCTCGGTATCGCCATCGGTGCGGGAGTATTATCATTGTGGGGGCGTGGTCGTGGTGTAGGTATCGGCGGTGGTATGCCTGAAAACGTGAATATCAACACAGTCAGTGATGCTATTTCCGGTCGTACCGGTGTTGCTCCTACCGCTTTCCAGGCATGGGAGAAAGGTTGTGATGAGGCTTTGGCGTTAACAAACACCATTTGGGGGCTTAAAGTCAACACTCAGGAGCAGATGTATAATCATCGTGAGATTGATATCAACGAGAAATGGCAGCTTTACAAGTCACAGGTAGAGGGTGATTTCGGCAACTATAAGGTTTCCCGCGATCTCTACGACAACATGAACGACAAGCTGAATACAGCCGCATTCGGCTTGTACAAGGGGCAGCGTGACCTGTACGACACATTGAACGAACGCTATTCCGCCAAGTTCTGTGAGCTTGACAAGAAAGTCTACGGAATGGAAGTGGCTAACCTGTATCAGAACAAGATCATACAGATGGGTATGGAAAGTGTCCTGAAGGATAGTATGTGCTATACGGACCGCAAGACCTGTCGTGCAATCTATGGTGTAGTGGGTTTACCGTCAACCCCGACAGTGAGCGTACTGGAGGGGGCGAACCCTTACGGATGCAATTGCCGCACTCAGGCAAGCACAGCTCCAAGCGCATAAGGAAGCGTAAGAAACGTTAGTGGTAAGCCCCTTCGGGGGCGATGCCACTTTCTTTTATTAACCACTAACAAAAGTATTATTATGGGAATGTTTGAAAGCGATCCATTGTTATCGACAGGAAGGAGTTTGGAAAGTCTGGCACAGGAGAATGAGGCTTATACACAGAAGCTACAGGCGTTGAAACAGATTCCGGGTATCACTCAGCAACAGAGAGTATCTACACCTACCCCGATATGGGATGAGATAGACCGTATTGTTTCGTCGCTAAATGATCAGGAGAGAGCCGTGCTTAATAACAACAAGGAATATTATGATAACAGCATGGCTATTCAGGAGATGGTTAATTCCGAGGTCCTTCTTCTTGTCAAAGGCAGAATAGAGGGCTCTGCGGAAGGAAAGGCCGTATTGGAACAGCAGCTGTCATTTGTCAGGAGGACATCTAAGATAGCCAAGGAGGAAACAGCGAGAAGGGATGCTTTATTCCGCGAATACGTTACGGAACATAGCGATATGACATGGCAGGAGTTTATTGATTGGAAAAACGGGAAACCGCAACAAAAATCTAAGAAGTAATGGAGGTTAAGAAGAATATAACAGAACTGAAGGACAAGCTAGCTGACTCATTGCAGCTATGGATTGACGAGAGGATAGACGGGCTTGTATTGAATAATCCTCAATTAAAGGTAGCATCTGTGTATCTCAAGAGAGGGGCGAAGAATTTCCTTGCAAAGCAAAAGGACGGGATAGGTGACATGATAGATAATGCCGCTTTGTTTTTGTGTGATGAGAATGGCAATGTGGATGCGGATTTACTTTTTAACGATATGCTTTCCATGCTTCGGGAAATGGAAGAAATGCCATTTGGTAAGGGCTTTATCCGTGGAACCATAGGAAAGGGGAGTATCCGTTTTGCGCTTCCGGACAATCCGATAACAAGCATTTTATTTGGCAAGACGGGTGCGATTAAGATAACTGATGCGGATTTGATGGAATTAAAGAAGTTGCTAATAGAATAGATTTAATCAAAATGATAGCGTAAACTAAACTTTGCTGTTACAAATAGACAGGAAAAATACTTAAAAATTCCACTCAAAGTGTCAGCATCCATCCGATGAAACAAAACAAAATGTAACTTTAATATATTTGAATATGGAATACAAGGATTTAATTAAAAATGCAAAGGCTAACGGTGTTGCCTCTGACAAGGCAATGTGGCAGAGCGTGGACGGTCTTAGTGACATGCTGTGTGTACTGAAAGAGGAACACCCAGCAATGTATTGGGAGTTTATGCGCAAGCAACACTCCATCTTGTACGGTCCGCACTACGATAAAAATTTTGCGGAAATGGATATTGAGAGAATCCGCTATACAGGTCCGGGCGGTGAGAAGAAGAACGGTGCCCATTGGAGTGCTGACCAAGTGGAGGACGCGACCAAGAACCTGTCTTTCCCTTCTGGTACGACAAAGTGGGATAAGTACGTAGCTTTTAATAGCTTTTATTCGGATCTGTGCTCTATCTATGATGAATCGCAGATCATCAAGGGTGCTCATAAGTTCTATTTCGCTGACGAGGATGGACCACAAGGTAAGATATGGGAGTATATGACCGCAATGCAATATGGATCGTAGTATAGACATATTGCTGGATCAGTTGGACGATAGGAGCCATTTTGATTTCTGTCGCTTGCTGGCTGTTGTATGGTGGAATATGTGCTAAAATGATCCCCGATATATAAAAATCGGGGACTAAATCAGGGACTGTTTACGGTAGTGTCTGAAAGATTTAGATAATAATACCCCCGTTCAAAAGCCATTCAGAAGGCATTAGAACGGGGATAACAGGTTTAACCATCGATATTTCGATTCTCATCGGGTGTACAA